TGTCCAGAGAGAGGAACCAGTAATGGTTAAGATTGCATTAGAACGATGGTTGCTAGAAACAAAGTTGACATTAGACCAGGAGATACTTGCTCGTATCTGTCTGGCTCTGGCTGAGGACTTTGACACTAAGGCGAATACATCCACAGCTGCAGAACTTCGTAAGACTTACCTTGAACTCAAGAGGAGCATCGGGGACACCGGTCAAGTAGATCCATTAGAGGCTCTCCTCAAACGATGAAAAAACTAGCGAACGGTGTCAGGTATCCTGCCATTTGGACGAGGCCGTTAGCCTATAAGGGAAACCAGTTTCCGAGTGATGGAAATAAACTCATTGAGTTAGTTAAGTTGGCGTGGAAGTCACCTGAGCAACCTGACGGCATTGAGCTTGATGAATGGCAAAAGTGGTTGTTGAGGCATATGCTGGAACGTTACCCTGATAACCATCCAACTTATCCTGGACAACTTCGTTACCGTCAAATTGTGGTCTCTATGGGTCGGCAGAATGGGAAGTCTTTACTTGGTGCGATTCTGGGGATTTATGGACTGTTGCTCCATCAGCAGGGTGCAAATGTTATTTCACTGGCATCGTCAACTGACCAAGCGAGAATTATTTATAGCCGTGTGCTGTTCACTATTCAGAACAATGAGTATTTAAAGAGACGTTTCAAAAAAGCAACTGAGCAGAGAGGTATTACAACTCTTGATGGTTCTGGCCGTTACGATGTCAAAGCTGCTAAAGAGGCGGCACTTCAGGGTATCCCGATGTCTCTCTGTTTGTTCGATGAACTCCACCTTGCAAAGAGGGGCATGTGGTCAGCTGCAGTTTTAGGAACTGCTCAACGTAAAGACGGCATGGTAATCGGTATCACTACTGCGGGAGACCAGTCAAGTGAAACATTGCTAGACCTTTACAAGTTAGGCATTCAAGCCTCTCAAGGTGATACTGAATTAGAGCGTTTTGGATTCTTTTGTTGGGAGGCTCCAGAGGGTTCAAAGGTTGATGACCCTTATGCTCTCAAGATGGCGAACCCGTCTATTGACGCGAAACGTCTAGATCTAAATACTGTCCTGTCTGACATTCGTTCCATCCCTGAGCATGAGGCCATCAGGTATCGCCTAAACAGGTTCATTCAGGGGACAGCACAATCATGGATACCATCGGAACTATTTGCTAAAGCCTCAGGGGATGGCATCACTAAACAGGAAAACATTGTCCTAAGTGTTGATAGAACTAAGAATTGGGAGTATGCCTCTATTGCAGCTGCTCGCAAGTGTGAGGATGGCACTTATGAGACTGAGTTGGTTGCTGGTTATGCTGGTGCTACTGAACAGCAGTTGTATAACACTATTCGGGAACTTTATGCCAGGGGAACTGTAACTGCTATTGCTCTTGATGACCGTCAGTTGCCTAACTTGGCAAAACGTCTCAAAGCTGATGGATTACCTCTCTGGCAGTTATGGACTAAGGAGATTAGTTCGGCTTGCTCAACGGTTTATGCCATGTTCACGGCTGGGGTTGTCAAACATCGTAATGATCCATTACTCCAGTTGCAGTCACCTAAGGGAATTGCTAAATACACTGGTGAGACTTGGCTCATCTCTCGTAAAGAGTCTTTAGGGGACATTGACGCTCTGATGGCAACTGTCATGGCACTTTATGTCAGTGCGACACACCAGAACTTCGAATTGCAAGTATTTTGACTTTGTCAGTTCTGTGGTATAAGTTGCGACTAGATGGCAAGTTTATTTGACAGACTTTTGGGTAGAGACCGTGAACAGCGTTCGACTACTCCCGTTTGGCCTACCCGCTCCAATTACTCTGTTGGCGAGAACCAGGCTTTAACTCTTACCGCGGTTTACAGGTCTATACAAATTATCGCTACACCAATCTCTAAAATGCCGTTGAACTCATTTCGCTATGCGACAGGTTTAGAGGTTCCAATTGAGAACCCTGTTCTAGTCAATAAACCTAACTTTGCTGACTCTCGCCGTAACTTCCTATTTGAGACTGTGGTCTCTCTGGCACTGGACGGCAATGCATTCTGGCTAAAGAGCTATGGATCTAACGGCCAAGTCAATAACCTAACTTTGATTCCATCTAACGCCGTAACTGTTCGTTCTGAACCTGACGGCAAGATTTACTACGACTACAAGATAACTGACCAGAATGTTGTCAAGACAACTCAGTCAGACATTCAGCATCTAAAACTATTCCCTAGAGCAGGATATCTCCGCTCTCTTGGACCAGTTGACGCTTGTAATAAAGACATTGCAGCTGCACTTGAATTGAGAGATTTTGCCTCTAACTGGTTTAGTTCCGGTGGCATTCCGACAGGTATCCTAAAGACCGATAAGCCTATTGGTGCTGAGGACGCTAATGAGATTACTGAGAGATGGCACACTAAGCAGTCTGAGCGTAAGGTTGCTGTTTTAGGTCAGGGCTTTGAATGGCAGACTGTTCAACTAAACCCTAAAGACGCTTTGTTCACTGATGTCCAGTCTCAGCAGATTCAGGCTATTGCCAGGCTGTTCGGTGTTCCTGCTCGTCTGTTGCTTACTGGCGTGGATGGAACCTCAGACACTTACAGCAATCTGCAGGATGAGAACCAAGTGTTCTATCGTCACACCATCATGGCTTACACCGATGCAATCTCTGATGGTCTAAGTGAATGTCTGCCTCGAGGCACTAGAACTGAGTTCAACTTTGAGGGACTATTTAGAGCTGACATGGCTAACCGTTTCAACATGTATGAGACTGCCATCCGTGCAGGGTTCATGACAACCGATGAAGTAAGAGTAAAGGAGGGTCTAGCGTGACCGAAATGGAAGTAAGAAGTTTTGAGGTTCGCCTTGACGCTGAGACTAGAGAAGTAACTGGACTAGCTGTGCCTTATGGTCAGGTCGCTGACATTGGTGCATACCAGGAGAAGTTCGCTCCAGGTGCAATTAGATCAGTTGAGGATGTCAAACTGTTTTGGCAACACTCAGAGCCTATCGGCAAGATTCTTGAGGGTAGAGATACTGAGGCAGGTTTCGAGATTAGAGCCATGATTTCAGACACTCCTAGAGGTCAAGAGGCTTACACACTTTTGAAAGATGGCGTAATCAACAAGTTCTCTGTTGGTTTTATGCCTCTAGAGCAGACCAGAGATGGTTCTCTAGTAACTAGAACTTTGGTTGACCTGAAAGAGGTTAGCCTAGTAAGTTTCCCTGCGTTCTCTGGAGCATCTGTCTCCGAAGTCCGTGAGGAACAAACCGTTGCCGAGGTGGTAGCGGATTCAATCCGAACAAAGGAAACCAACATGTCTGAAAACATGGAAATGGATGTCCGTGCTGTTCAAGATGAAGTGGCTGAAATCCGCAGAGAACTTGAATTGGTAAAGACTCCAGCAATCATCGTATCAACCGAGGGCAAGTTCCGCTCACAGGGTGAATACGCAAAGGCACTGGTCTCAGGCGACAGCGATGCTGTTGAACTGTTCCGTGCAGCTACATCTGCAGACGTTGCTCTACGTCCTGCATTCGTTGGCTTTGTCAACTCACTAATCAACTCAGGTCGTCCAACTCTAGCTGCATTCAGCATGACTGCTCTACCTGCAACTGGTCTATCTGTCGAGTATGCAAAGATCAACACAAACTCTATCGCTGTTGGTAAGCAGGCAACTGAGAACACAGCTCTATCAACTGGTGATGTGACTCTAAGCACTGTTTCAGTTTCAGTAAACACTTACGGTGGATATGTGAAGTTGTCAAAGCAGGCTGTTGAGCGTTCAACTGTGAACTACCTTGATGTAGCATTCCAGGCAATGTCTTTGGCTTACGCCAAGAAGATGAACACTGAGTTCATTGCTGTTTTGGCAGCTCTAACTTGGACTGGCACTAAGACTGTTGACGCATCTGCTCTAACTGCAACTGCTGTTGCTGGAGCGATTGCTGACGCATCTGCAAAGATTTACACTGACACAGGTCTATTGCCTGAGTTCATTGTTGCTGGTGTCACTGCTTACAAGCGTCTAGTTGGAATTGTGGACACCACTGGTCGTCCAGTAGTTCTACAGACTGGTGCTGGAGATAACAACATTGGAACTGCTGACATCCCTGGTCTTCGTGGATCAGTATTCGGTTTGCCAATTGTTGTTGACCCTGCTCTTGAGGCTAAGACTGCATACATTGCTAACTCATTGGCTCTAACAACATACGAGTCTGCTGGCAACCCTGCACGTCTATCAACAACCGATGCAACTACCTTGTCTGACTTCTACTCTGTTTACGGTTATGCAGCTTTTGCTGTGCCGTTCGAGGGTGCAATCATCAAGATCAACACTGGAGCCTAATAGCTCATGGCAGTGACGGTGGTTCAGTTTAGAGCGTATGTTGGGACTAAGGAAGTTTCAGACTTTGTTGACTCATGTTTAGCGTCAGCTAATCAGATGGTTGCTAAGTTTGTTGGTTCCTCTAGAGTTCCTTCAGACGTTCTCGATAGTGCAGTTTTGTCCTGTGCATCAGAACTGTTCCACCGTCGCTCCGCTCCAAATGGTGTCGCTCAATTTGCTGACTTAGGTTCTGTAGTTCGTATCGCTAAAGACCCGATGAACGCAGCTAGAGAGATGCTGTTACCATTCACAGGACCCGGACTGTGACCAACGAAATAACTGCCTCAAAGGCGGAACTAGCATTGGACTTGCAGAATGCAGGTCTTGAAATCTTGGATTATGTCCCTGAGCGTATAGTTCCACCGATTGTGATTGTTACCGCTGGCTCACCTTACTTGTCCCCTGAAACTGTCGGCAATGAATACCGTCTAGGACTCACTCTTACCATGGTCGCATCTACTGCGACTAATGAGGAGGCAACTGAGGCTCTAGATGATTTGATTGCTAAAACTGTAAACGCTATATCCAAACTTGGTTATGCAGTGTTGGCTCAAGTGAACCCTAGTTATCGACTAGCGGCTAACGGTGCTGAATATCTTGCCTCTGATCTAAACCTTGACTTATCCATAACACTCTAATTAGGAGAAACTGATGCCAACATCAACCAGAATCAAAGCAACAAACATCTCATTCAAAATCGGTTCAACCGAATACTCATGCGATGCAAACCTAGTCGAACTAACTCTTGGAGACGCTCCTGGCGATGTCCAGACATTCTGTGAAGTCAGAACTGGTGGCCAGTGGACTCTACAGCTTGACGGTGTAACCTCAGGCGATGCAGCTTCACTTTACCGTATTCTCTGGGCTAACTTCGGAACTGAAGTTGCATTCACCATTGCACCTAACGGTAACGTTACTGCAACTTCTTCACAGCCTCACTACACAGGAACCGTGGTCTTTGACCAGTTGCCACCTCTAAGCCTGAACTCAGGTGACGTGGTTAAGTTCTCTGTGACTCTGCAGGTTAAGAACGCTGTTCACACTCCAAGTGCAACTCCACCTGTTTACTACGGTGTAACACTAAAGACCGCAGCTTAGTTCTAATGGCGTATGTCAAGTCAGGGATTCAAGTCTCTGGTTTGAATGAGGCGGTTGCTGGTCTCAAGGCTATGGGTGCTGATAAAGAACTTATCAAACTTAACCTTGAGGTCGGTAACCGTATTGTTCCTGAGGCCAGACAACTGGTTCCAGTTCGCACAGGTAAATTGCAGGGCTCCATCAAAACTGTTAGATCTGCTAAAGCGGTAAGTGTTCGTGCTGGTGACAATGGACTAATTCCATACGCTAACCCTATTAACTGGGGATGGTTTTTTGACCGTAAAAACATGCAAGCGAAAAACATCAAGCCTACTCAGTTCCTAAATAAGGGTGCAGCTAAAGTGTTACCATGGATAAAAGACAACTACCTGGCAAGCCTCATAAAAGTTTATGACCGTGTTGCAGGTAAAACTAGATAAGGATAAACATGACCACCAATGGAAACTTTGACTTCGAGACATTGACTTTAGATGAAGTTGAAACAATTGAACTATTGACTAATTCATCTATTGACACAATTTTGGATGATGTAAAGCCTAAGGGTAAAGCTCTAAAAGCCATCATCTATGTAATAAAGAAAAGAACTGACCCTAATTTCACTATTGAGATGGCTGGCAAGATTCCCCTGGCAGAGGCTCAAAATGTGTTTATGGTGGCAGACGACCCAAAAGAGTAACAGCCGATTACTCGGCGGAAAGAATAGCGTTCATGGTAGTCCATGCAGGTTTGAGTCTCTCTGAGGCTAAAGGTATGACTCTGCGAGAGTTTAGGACTATTGTGCAGACACTAAAAGATAAGGCAGGAGCACAATGAGCGTCTTAAGACTAAACATTGTCAGTGATCCATCCAATTTCAAAAAGGGTATCAACTCTGCCATCAAAGACATGAACCGTCTCCGTGCGACAACTAAGAATGTGTCCTCCGGTTTGAATAAGGCTCTTGGTGCTGTTGGTCTTGGTGTTGGTTTGGCTAAACTTACAGGTTTCCTAAAGACTTCGGCTAAAGCTGCTCAAGAGGATTTTCAGTCTAAGAACCAGTTGGCTTTGGCTCTAAGGAATACTCTCGGAGCGACTGACAGTGTCATCAAAGCTAATGAGAGTTGGATTAACACAACATCTCAAGCCGTTGGCGTGTATGACGATGAACTCCGTCCTGCTCTAGCCACTGCTGTTAGGGCGACGGGTAACCTGGCTAAGGGTCAAGATTTATTGAATGTTGCTTTGGATGTTTCCGCTGGAACAGGTAAAAGCCTAGACTCTGTCACTACTGCTTTGAGCAAAGCCTATAACGGCAATACTGGATCACTAAAGAAACTTTTGCCATCTCTGCGTGATGGTGAGGATGTGATGTCTCAGTTGAGAACTCAGTTCAAGGGTGCAGCTGCCGAGGCTTCAAAGAATAACCCTTACCAGAAGATAGCCATCATCTTTGACAATCTCAAAGAGACTATTGGTGAGCAGTTGTTGCCGTTGATTCAAAAGTTTGCTGAGTATCTAAATAGTGACGATGGCCGTAAAAATCTTCAGTTGGTCGCTAACTTGTTTGGTGGTATTGCTACTGCTGTCGCTAACGTTGGAACATTCCTAATCCAGAACATTACTCTACTAAAGGCCGTTGCAACTGCTGTGCTCTTTGTGGTTGGAACTATCAAACTTATGACCATTGCCATGACTCTCTATGACCTTGGAACAAAGATTGCGACCATCTCAACTAAGGCTCTAAAGATTGCTCTTATCTCTACTGGTGTTGGTGCTTTGATTGTTGGTCTTGGAGTTTTGGTTTCGACTTGGATGGAAGTCACTTCAGCTGCCGAGGATGCCGACCAAGCTCAAGAGGATGCAGCAACTAACGATACTTTAGCCAGGGCAATTCAAAACACTAACGCTCTTAGAGACATGATTTATGCAGACCGAGACAAGATTCAGCAGGCATCTACTGACATGGCTAAGGCTGTTCGTGAGGCTCTCGATAAAGAGATAAACCGAATGAAGTCCACTGCAGAGAAGTTCCGTGATGCTATTGGTATTGCTTTTGGTATGCGTGGTGAGGATGAAAACTCTATTTTCAATGTTGATTTCCTTATTGGAAAACTAAAGCGTGTCGCCACAGCTGCTAAGGGTTTCGCCGAGAACATCAAGAGATTGCGTAAGCGTGGAGCGGATGAGTCATTCATCAACGAAATCGTTGCTATGGGACCTGCTCAGGGAAACATTGCAGCTAAGGCTTTGTTGCAATCTCCGGGCAAGTTGTCTGAGATTCTCGGTCTCAGGGGTCAGATTTATGGCACAGGTGCTCAGGTTCAAGCTCAAGCCTCTTTGGCAGGGGACGCTACTTATGAAATCAACATCAACAAGGCTGTTATTTCAGCGTCAGACATCATCAAAGAGATTCGCATTCTTGAAAAGAAAACAGGTCGAAAGTATCTGGTCAACTAATGCCGTTCAACATCGCATCTGACATCAGTATTCAATACATGTATGCCGAGGACACTTGGACTGAGTTACGTTGCGAAACTTTTGACATAGACATTGACAGAGGCATTGACATTGAGGAGGGTGTTTTTGCTCGTCCATCTGTTGGAACTGCAACTGTTCGACTTATGAAAAAGAGCCTTGCTGATCTAGTCGGCACTCCTCAATACAAATCAAACATGCCGTTCAAGATTGAGGCCTCAGGTATTTCCCTGTTTTACGGTTACATCCAGAACGTGTCTATGGCTTATGTTGCAACTACCAAAAAACTTGAAATCACCATCACCGCTTATGACATGACTCGAATTGCTTTGAACACTCGACTATCATCTTTTAGCATTACAGGCACAGCAACAGCAAAATCTTTCAGAACTGTCATGCAGAACCTAGAGGACGCTGTTAGAGCTGTAGATACTAGGAC